ACTGTTGTGCCATATTGACCTATTACAGCATTTACTGGGGTGATTAAAGTGGTAATTAGATTGCGATGCACAGGAATATTAACAGTAGAACCAGAACCACGCAAAACATTAGCTGTAGCAATATAAGCATACAAACCAACTTGGCAAAAATCGCCTTCTTTAACTATATATTTATTAGATGGCATATCCACATTAGCTGGAAGATTGCCAAGCACTAAAACTTTATTTGCTGAACTGGTTTGCCATTGGGCTGTCGTAATTTGCCCAGATGTCATATCACCTTGATAGTTAATATAGTTTTCCCATCCAGTAGAACCAAAATTAAGATATTGAGTTAAAGCCTTATCTGGAATACGCAAAGAATTAAGTAATGCGCGATTTTGACTATAAAGTAAATAATTCATTGGCTTCATTTCAAAAGCAAAAGGAACTACTGTAATAATTTCAGAAGTGCTAATGCGTTGATTTCGGCTAATTACTTGACCTATAAATCTTTGATCATTGATTCCAACAGTTTCGGAAATAGATAGAATATTAGTTAAGCTCATAATTACCTACTTGTTGGAATTGATCTTGCGGCACTTTGATTGGCTGAATAAACGCCCATTTTGTTTTTGGCTAAAAATTGCATTGCAGATTGAGTATCTATAGCTGACATATTTTGAATAACTGTGCCGTTATAAGTTACTCCACTACCGCCACCCATAGAACCAGCCAAAGTATTATTAGGAATTACACTTCCTGATCTGCCAGGTATAAATAGCTCTGGACCATGTTCACCAACAATAGTAGGACCATCAATAGTGCCACCACCAGCGGCGGTTGGAAGTGAAAAACTTGCTCCACCAACTCCAGTAAATCCACCAGTACCAGCCGCACCACTTTGTATATCAGCGGTGCTAGTGCTAAATAAACCGCCCATAAAGCCAAATGCTGAACTCATAGATTGCATCATTGCCATGCGTAATTGAATTTTGAGAAGGTCTTTAATAATGCTTGTTGCCAAATCTTTAAATGATAATTTTCCAGAATCAACAAATTTATCTATTGCAGATGTCATATTGCTTGTAACAGCATTAAATGAATCTTCTGCATTTTTAGCATAATTTTGTGAATCTTCTGAATATTGATCAAAAGCCTTTTGCCAACCAAAAGTAAATGTACGCTGAGAAGCAATAGATGATTCTTCAATCTGTTTAGCGGCTTTAGCAGAAGCATCACCAATTTCTTTTACTTTTTCAATTTGTTTATCATACATATCAAGAACTTTTTGCTCTGCACCACGACCAGCGGCGGCTTCACGCAATTTAGTAATTTCATCAATTTTTTTAGATGTTGCATCTAATTGTTGATTAATTGCTTCTTGTATTCTTTTTTCATTTGTAGTCATTCCGACCATAGCATCACGAGTCTTTAATTGCTGTAATGAAAAATTAACCTGTCTTTGATATTCAGTAGAAATAAGACCTGCCGTATAAAGCATTTGCTTTTGTTTGTCGGCTTCTGGGTCTTTAGCGGCTGTAACTGTTCTTCCACCTTCGCTACCAGTAGGTCTAACTGCTGATTCAGGATGCAATAGTTTATATGCAAATTGTTTATCACCTTCACGCAACTTTCCAACATAGGCATCATATTCTTTAAGCCTAGACATAAATGTATCAAACTTGCCATGAGCAATATCATCCATTGTCAATCCAATTAGATTAACTGCGGCATTAATAGTTTGAAACAAAGTTACAGTTAGCTCTCCAGCATAAATCATGCCTTTAAACCATTTTCCAGCAATTTCCATTACATCTTCCATTGCCCCGCCATTTTTGTTTAAAGCATCAAACATAGTATTTAAAGCTGGCAAGAAAGCATTGGTAAACATCACTAAAGTTTTGGTAGCTTTAGCTTCTAACTTATCATGAAGGTCTGCGGCATTAGAAACGGCATCGGCATATTTTTGAAATTCATCAGAAGATTGGGACACTAACTGATTAAAGTGTTCCATATCTACGCCTTTTATTCCTTTTCCGAATAAGGCTACAGCTACTCCAGTTCTTCCAGCAACATCACCAATTTTGGCAATTCCAGCAGTTGTTTTATTAAGTAATTGTTCTGTGGACATACTAGCCAAGTCTTTAAGGCTAACCCCAGCCCTTGCAAAAGCATCTTGCGCTGTTTTAGAACCAGCGGCGGCTTCATCAATTTTTTGAACAAACTTGGTAAGGTTTTTGGTGGCATCATCAGAATGACCACCAGATTGTTCTAGGGCTTCTGAAATTTTAAGGATGCTGGCAATACTAATATCGGTAGCATCAGAAAGATCGGACATTTGATCCGAAAACTGTAATGCTTTGGCAGTCATGGCGGCAAATGCCGCTACACCAACTGCCGCTAAAGTAGGAATTTTATTGGCTAAATCAGTAAGCTGACTTTTGGCTTTTTCTATGCCCTGAGTAAAATCAGTAGTTTCTAATCCTAGCTTAACCGCTAACTGGGCAATAGTATTAGCCATTTAATGTCCTTTTAATTGACTTGGTGCGCCTGGGTGCATCATTGCAAAAGATAATAAATTTTTGCTTACTTGCTCCCGTTTTGCTTCCTCAGTTATTGGTGGATAAAGATAATCGTACTGATTCGGTATTATATCTTGTAATTTATAGGGAGAACTGCCTTTTGGCAATAAACTATTAAAATGCCCAGCTGTATGACTACCCAATACTTGTAATATTGCTAAATTGCCAATAACGCCATCGTTATACATAATGCAAATGTCATTAAAAGTTTCTTCATCAACTGTATCTGGGTCAGTACCATGAGCCGTTAAATAAGCCTTAACTTGCTTACGGACTGACCTTATTACTTTCCCCTTGTATCCTTATATGCTGGAGATATAACTTCACTAATCTTTTCAATTAACTCTAATTGAATAGAAAATGGGAATAACTCATCAATTTCTGCATAAGTTAAATCATTTAAAGAATATCCTTCTTCTGGTACTAATAACTTAATCATTTCTAAAATACGATATTCGGTTAAATATTTATTTTTGGCAGTATCCATCATTGATCTGCCTTGAATTTTAATATCGTCTTTTTCAAAAATAATGCCCAAATCTTTATTAATTTCTTTTTTAGAAAGGTCAAAATTCTTGGTTAGTTCTTTATAATATTCAGTTACCTTAACATCATCTATTATTTTCATGCGTTCTAGCATGGCTTCATATTCAGATGTAAGGGGAATCTTTACTTTAAAAGTATTTCCAGCAAGCTCAAATGAACGGATGCGGATTAAATCTTTATTTTCAGCAAACTTTTTGCCAAAGGCTTCTATTAATTTTGTCATATCTTTCCTTATTTAATGTTTTTTGCTTTATATTTTTGTAATGCCAATCCTAGATTATTTCCTAAATCATTAGTAACTGCTTGAGATTGTGATTCTAAAGATGTACGCATATAGGGATGTGCTGGCATTTTGTAACTACCAAACTCTTGCACATTAGCTCTAGCATCAGATGGTATGCCAGTTTCTTTTCCGCCCGTCTTTTGGTTTTTCCATTTTTTCTTAGCCAAAACATTGCCAGGTGCAGTTGTTACCAACGCAATAGCAACTTGTCCAGAATTGTAATAACGAGAACGCCTATCTTTAGATGATGGTTTTCTAGCTTCAATTCTAAGGGATTGAGATAATGCTCCAGTATCAACTGGTGCTCTCATTTTAGCCATAGTCAAAACAGGTTTCATGGCTTGCCTAACGCCGCTTACAAGAATTTTCTTTTGATCCTTTTCGCCAAAATCCGCTTGGATTTCAATAAAGACTTCTTCAAGTTCTTTAAATCCTTTGAACTGAAAAGTAATCTTATCAGCCATACTACTCCCCGTTTTTAATCATTTTTTGATAAATGGCATTATTTAACTTAACGACATAATCAACGACTTCTTCTGGAGATAGTTTATCGGCATGGCGTTTAGCGATTTCATACGCTGTATTGATGCCAGCAATACGCTGTTGTTGAAAGCCAAACCAGTTTTTTGTACCACTACTGGATTGGCTAATCAGATAGCTAAGTAGGTCGCTATTATTATTTATTGTTGTCATATTGTAAAAAACCCCCGTAGGGGTTTCTATTAAGAGTTGTTAGACCAACCATACTGGTTGCCACGAGGATGCAGAGTAAATACAGCTTTAGCTTCTGCGCCAGGTTGAGCATCAATATGGAATTGGCTTACACGACCATTGAAAGCGTAAGCAATAGTGTTAGAGCCATCAACTGCGGCAATAACATAAGTGCGTTCAATAATTCCGCTATAAGCATCATCACGAATCTGCAACAAAGCTGTTTGACTTGGATTCCAAGCGGCAGTAATTGTCATAGAAGTAGGTGCTGACTGTGTAGGAATTTTGTCAGATTGACGGCTACCAGCAACCATGAACGATGCAACTGCATCATCTTGACCGAAAGCTGGGATAGCTTCTACAGGAACTAAATAGCCAGTAGAGCCAGTACCATTAGCTTCTGTGCCAACGATATCGCCAATTTCGCCTGTCCATGTAGCAAGTTGGCTTACAGGTAATGATGTGTCATCAGCTTGAACCCATAACGATGCTGAAAATCCAGGTAATACTTGATTTGGAGTTGCCATGATAAATCCTTAAATTAAAAGTTAAATAATTCTATCTTATTAAGCTGGAATATCCAAGGTGCAATCCAAAATAATCTGGTGCATACCAATCGTATCGTCAAATGTATTATACAACCACATTAAATCAGCCTTGGCAATCCAAAAACCACCAATGCCACCAAACTGTCCTTGATAACCATGTAAGGCTTGGGCTATCTCATTTTCTATTGTAAATCCATCTTCTAGTTTTTGCGTAAAAATGGATATTTGGAAAACTGGGGTATCAATACCTTTAACTTGCTGTGGTCCTGTATATACAGGCTGATGCACATTTCTCAACTGCCAGGTAATGAATTTAGTTTGGGTTTTAACAAAGTTGCGGTTAAAAAGGGCATAAACAGGCACAGGATCAACAATAGTGCTAAGTTGAGCCTGTATAGCTTCTGCATAATTAAGGACATTATTTTGGCTCATACTGGGGCTGTCGGGTCATTTCTGTAGCATAGGAATGTAATGTTCATACGATCATTAGATTCCATACAATCAGTAATTCGATAATCATTTCCCCGCCAAGTAACAGAATATAGATTTTGATTATCTACAATCTCTTTCATATTGGGGGTGTAATTAAAAGTAAGGTCGGTTAAATCAGAATAAATCCTGTATTTTTCCGAAATTCTTAGGCTGTTATGAACATCTTTAACCCTAGCCCTAGTTTCAAACCAAGGGGCAATCGTTGTGGTTTGCTCCCCGTATGTGCTAGTGCCGTTTGTAACATGGTTAATTGTTACATTTTCATAACGAGCTATTCCCATTACATCACCAAAGGTTTATAGCTTCTAAGCAACTGAGCTACGCCAAAAGGAATTTCCTGTAGCCCGCCAGCAACTGTATTGCTACGATTATTGTATAAATGGGTCAAAAGAAGCAAAGCCGCCTGTTTAATCACAGGATATTGGGCTAATGGGTTGGCATTAGTGGTATATACAACAACCAATGGATTTGTCATTACTGTATTAATGTCATTAGGAATAGCATTAATAATTACCTTGTTTCCTGTAGGATCATAAAAATATTCGGTAGCGACTATCTTTGTTAAAATAGGTGGCTGATCGCCATTCCAATAGCTTACTGAATTAATAACAGTTCCAGCGGTATTTCTAAAGTCTTGGGACACTTCTGGCA